CATCAATTGGTTCATTTCTACCAGATTCATATGTTGCCATTGTATTCCTTTTTATACCAATACCTTCTGCAAATTCCTGTTGAGTCATATCTAATTCTTTTCTTAATTTCTTAAGACGTTCGTTCATTTTCTCACCTCTCTTTCTGTTACTAATTATACCGCATTCTTATAAGAAATACAATAAAAAAATGTCGCAAAATCACAAAAGTTCGCAAAATCACAAAAAATCCATTGACAAATTCTAATATGCGACATATAATGTTCTCATAGCAACAAAGCAAGCAGGAAAGACCGGGTGAAGCGATAGGGCTACACACAAGTAACATGGTAGTTATGCTGACAAATGTATCAGACAGAGTGTGTGAAGAATAAACATGACCCGGCAAAACAGTTGAAGAAAGTAGGAACTGTAGGACAAGAAAGCAAAGTGAACTGTACTAATTGAAGAAAACAGTTTAGCACTAGCCAATAGTGACTTTACTCCTTAACCAAGAAGCAGTTAAACGGAAGAATCAACTAGCGAGAGGACACAGTACTTTGTTGTTTATGTAGCCAGCTTCCGGTCACTCAGACTATCCATCGCCTGACCGGAAGTATAAAAAAGAGAATGAAATGATAATTGGAAAAATCAAAAAATGGAGGCAATTAACAATGTTGAAAATGAACAAAGAGAAATTCTTAAAGACAGAGTTCGGAAGCAGCTTAGAAGAATGTATCACAGCATGGGATCACTGGCTGGCTGAACTTAAAGAATTCAGATTCGAGCCACATGGGGAAGAATATAAGAGAGCGAGAGAATCCGCTGGTCAGTGTCAGGCACAATGGCAGATATTCCGGATGGCGATCAAACAATTCTACGGTATCAGCTATTACTTCAACCGGTCAAATGAATATTTTGGTGTATCTACAGAAGATGAAACCGATTGGCTGTTTAAGGTAGAAAGGACGGTTTAAGTATGAATAAGGTAAGAAGAAAAAGATTGTCGGAAGCGTTAGAGTTGATCAGTCAGGCAAAGGATATTTTAGAAGAAGTCAAAGACGAAGAACAGGAAGCTTTTGATAATCTTCCTGAAAGTTTCCAATACGGTGAACGTGGTGATCAGATGCAGGAATACATTGATAGTATTGATGAAGCGTATTCAAATTTAGAGGAAGTAGAAGATACAATTTCAGAAATATAAGCCGAAACGGTCAGCAATGACCGTCTGCCGGGAATGACCACCCGGTACTGATGATGGCAGGTCAGAAAGGAAGTGGAATATATGTCAGAAGAACAGAAGAAGATCATCAAAGACCTTGCAGATAAGTTACCATCCATGACAGAGCATGAGCGTGGTTATCTGGAAGGAACGATTGCAACAGCTGCAGCAATGAGTAAGAAAGATGAAAAGAAAGAAGGTGGCGAATAATGACTACTGCATTAATCCCCATCAATTATGATGGGGAGCAACCAACAGTATCAGCAAGGGATTTGCACCTTGGGTTAGGAGTCACAGAAAGATTTTCAGCATGGTTCAATAGACAGTTACAGTACGGTTTTCAAGAAAATGTTGATTATGTAGGGTGTAAAGAATTTAACACCCTAGCAAAACAGGAGTTACAAGACTATCAGATTTCTGTTGATATGGCAAAACAGATTTGCATGATTCAGAGATCAGAAAAAGGCAGATTGTACCGTCAGTATTTTATAGACCTTGAGAAAGCATGGAACACGCCGGAGCAGATTATGGCAAGAGCTTTAAAGATGGCTGATAAAGAAATTGATAAGCTGAAATCAAACAATGCAGTCCTACTTGAAGATGTGCAGCGGATGAAACCAAAGGAAATCTTTGCCGATGCAGTTTCAGCAAGTCATACATCTATCTTAGTTGGTGAGCTTGCAAAATTACTGAAACAGAATGGTGTTGAGACAGGGCAGCGAAGATTATTTACTTGGTTACGAAATAACGGTTATCTGATCAGAAGAGACGGGGCTGACAGGAACATGCCGACACAGAAATCCATGGAACTTGGATTGTTTGAGGTTAAAGAGACAGTCATAACAAATCCTGATGGATCTGTCCGAATCAGTAAGACACCTAAAGTTACCGGAAAAGGTCAGCAGTATTTTATTAACAAGTTCCTTGCAGCGTAAAAATATGCCCCATAAGAAGTACCAGTTCTTACAGGGCAAAGCAAAATTCAATTCAGCTACATAGTAGCAGAAAGTGAGAAAAAATGCAATGAAAAAGATATTAGAAGCCTGCATCATGCAGCGAATCAGATTTGACACGGATTCAGAGTATATGCAGTTCATCAAAAATCTGAACGATGGAAAGAAAGACTATGACGTCGACATCGAAGAAACCTGTTCAGATGGTTCAGTCATTGTTTTGGTTAGACGGCAGTATAACAGCAATAAATTCCTGAAGGACGGTGATTAAATGACATTTTCAGAAAAACTGAAACAGGCTATGCAGGAGTTACAGCTGAATCAGCGTCAGATCTGCGGACTGACCGGGAAAAGTAAGGGGTCGGTCAGCCAGTACCTCTCAGGAAAACAGGTTCCGAGTGTAGAGGTACAGAGTTCGATCGCAACAGCACTTGGACTGGGAGCAGACTACTTTGAGAGGCTGGATGATCAGATCACAATTTTACCATCCAGTGAAGTAAGGAACGGGATTATCCCGAAGCTCTTACCGGAAGTAGCAGCCAAGTATCTCGGCATGGACAAAGGAACAGTCAGGAGGGGACTGCAACAGGGAGTTTTTCCGTGGGGATATGCGGTCCGGACATCAGAGAACCGTTGGGCGTATTTCATTAACGCTCGGAGGTTTGCAGAAATTGAGGGCGTGAGCTTATGAATAGATCAGAAGATTTAGAGCAGTGGGCGAAAGGTCAGACGAGGATCACAAACAAACAGATCCGTGACCGATTCGACGTGGATGAAGAAACGGCAACCGAATATTACGATTACCTGAAATCAATCGGGATAGTCGGACGTATGGGATACATAGAGAAAGAAAGGATTTAATAGCATGAAAAAATTTGAATTTACAGGAGAAACAAAGACAATCAATTTATTATTCAGAACGGCTACACTTCATAGAATCAGAGCGGTAGCGGAATTCGGTCTTGTCAAAGTCGGTGATCTTGGCGGTTGGATTGAGAAAGAAGAAAATCTTTCCCATGAAGGAAAGGCCTGGGTTTACGGTGACGCCAAGGTTTGGGGTAACGCCGAGGTTTGGGGTAACGCCGAGGTTTACGGTGACGCCGAGGTTTACGGTGACGCCGAGGTTTACGGTGACGCCAAGGTTTACGGTGACGCCGAGGTTTACGGTGACGCCAAGGTTTACGGTGACGCCAAGGTTTGGGGTAACGCCGAGGTTTGGGGTAACGCCGAGGTTTGGGGTAACGCCGAGGTTTGGGGTAACGCCAATATCTTTTCTGCAAGTCATGTGTTAGTCATCGGTGCTATTGGCAGCAGGGACGATTTCACAACATTTTTCAGAGATAGCGACAATGAGATCACCGTCAAATGCGGTTGTTTCCTCGGAAAAATTGATGAGTTCTTGAAAAAGGTTGCAAAAACACACAAAGATTCAAAATATGCATTTGTGTACAGAGCCGCCGTTGAAGTTGCAAAATTACAAATTGATCTCAGTCTGGAGAAACCTTTAGAAGTGGGTGATAAGGTCAAAATTATTTCACCAGAAGAAAATGATCCGGAAAAGAACTGGAACACGGAAATGAGTCAGTATCTCGGTACTATTATGACAATCAAGAAGGTTTGCAGAGGCGGCTACTACATGGAAGAAGATAATGAGAAATGGTACTGGAACAATTACCGGATTGCAGGAAAGGTCGAATAATGAGTGATCTTCACTTTATGCCACACCAGGAAGAGGTGCTTGACCTGACGGAAGACAAAAATAGATGTGCCTATTACTTAGATATGGGTCTTGGTAAAACGTTTGTAGGGGCTGAAAAAATGTATCTCCTGAATAACAATGTGAACCTGATCGTATGCCAGAAGTCAAAGATTGAGGACTGGGTTGACCATATTAGAACATTTTATCCGGAATATTGGGTGATGGATCTGACCAATAAAAACGATAGTTCGGTATTCCGGAAGATCATGGAAAGCAAAGGAATTTATGAATTTACGAGTCAGATTGTCGGTGTGATCAACTATGATTTGATATTCAGGCGTTCATATATTGCCCATATAACAGATTTTACATTGATGCTTGACGAGAGTTCGCTGATCTGTAACGAGAACGCAAAACGGTCAAAATTCATATTGAAGTTACAACCGGAAAGCGTGATCTTGCTGTCAGGTACACCAACCGCAGGAAAGTATGAACGGCTGTGGTCACAGCTTAAGTTGTTAGGTTGGGACATTAACAAGAAAGCCTTTTATGCTTCCTATGTTCAGACGGAATGGATTGAAAACGGTGATGGGTACAAGAAAGAAGTAATCACAGGATATAAGCACGTTGAACACCTGAAGAAAAGACTGGCACAATTCGGTGCAGTGTTTATGAAAACGGAAGAAGTGATTGAACTTCCTGAACAGACCGAACAAAAGATTTTCCTGAATGTTACCAATGAATATAAGTTTTTTATCAAGCATGACTATCTGGAACTGGATACCAAAAATTTAGTCAGATTTAAAGATGATTCGGACTATTACGGTGAAGATATAACGCCGAGGGTTGAGCTGATCGGTGATAACAGCCTGACGAAAACATTGTATTGCAGACAGTTGTGCGGACAGTGGCATAAAAGTAAGCAGGACGCTTTCCGGGACTTGCTGGAATCTACGGAAGACCGAGTTATTGTGTTCTACAACTTTAATGAAGAATTAAGCAGACTGACCAAAATCTGTGATGCACTGGAAAGACCATATTGTGTAGTAAACGGTCAGTGCCGAGACCTTAGAGCATATGAAAAATACGACAATTCAGTAACGTTTGTGCAGTACCAGGCTGGTGCAATGGGGTTGAATTTACAGAGAGCGAACAAAATCATATATTTCACGCTGCCACTCGGAAAGGGATCTTGTGACTTGTGGGAACAGTCAAAGAAACGTATACACCGCATAGGTCAGAGTAGACCATGTTTCTACTATTACCTACTGGTAAAAGGAAGTTTTGAAGAAAGGAATCTTGCAGCATTACGGGAAGGGAAGGAATTAACCGATGACTTATTTGAAAAATAAAGTGCTTTTAGGTATGGCAAAGCTGAATATTTTATCATTTCTGATTTCAGCGTGCTTTGTAGATGGACAATCATGGATCCCCTTTTATATCTGTTGCGTAAATACAACCTGGCTGACATTATTCGGTTATGCAAACAATTGGTTTGAAGGTGGTGATGAATTATGACGTGTGGTGATTGTGTAGAAAAGAACCGGTGTATGGAGCAATCACGGGATTACTGTTGTACATCATTTAAAAAGAAGGTGAGTGAATGGCAGCAGAAAAAAACTTTGAAAACAAAGTAAAAAGATACCTGGATGATTATGGTTGCTGGTGGCTCAAATACTGGGGCGGTGCAGCTTATACGAAAAAAGGGATACCTGACATACTGTGTTGTTCTGATGGTATGTTCCTCGGTATAGAGGTAAAAGCTCCAAACGGTAAGCCGAGCCTATTACAGTTGTATAATCTGCAAGAAATCAGAGCGTCTGGCGGTTATGGGATTTTACTATATCCAAAGGATTTTGAAAAGTTCAGAGAGTTCAATGAACACAAAGAACAGGATAATGCTTGGTATCTCGAAAATATAAAATACCAGTCAGACTGGAAAAAGAAGTTAGAAAAGGAGAGTTAAAATGGCAAGAACAGAACAGATTAAATATTTCCGTAAAGTGATGCTTTCCACGGAAAGAGAGGGAATGGAAGATCTACTGGGTTTCATGCAGGAGCTTGGATTTTATGATGCTCCGGCGTCTGGTGGGAATCATTGCTGTAAAGACGGCGGCCTTCTGGAGCATACAGTAAATGTTATGCAGTATGCAGAAAAAATCGGTGTGACACTACTCGGAGGTGAGGCATACAACAAGATTCACAACAGTGTGATTATTGCAGCCGGATTGCATGATCTCGGTAAGTGTGGGAGATATGGAAGTCCGTATTATGTGGAGAACATGATCCAGGATGGAAGACCAACCAAAAAAAATCCGGAACAGAAGTATAAGAGATCTGAAGCAAAACCTTTTAAAGTCAGCCCGGATTTATGCCACATTGACCACCCGCTCAGATCAGTAGAGCTGGCAGCACGTTACATAGATCTTACTGAGGAAGAGGAACATGCTATTTTCTACCATGACGGGGCATATGGTAGTCTGGCATATGATCTGAAAGGGCATGAAGAGGTTGTACAGATTATTGTACACTTTGCAGATTTCTGGGCGGCCCAGTTCCTTGAACCGGGAAAACTCGACAGATTCAATGAAACAGGTGTACTGGAAGAAACAACCTATGAAGTAAAAGAGGAAGGTGAAAATAATGAAGAAGAATAAAAACAGTTATGAGGAAGTTCTTGAAGCAGAAGTTACAAAGCTAAAAGAAGAAAATAGAAATTTGAAAGACGAGCGTGATGAACTGAAATATATGCTGAATGATATACATAGTGTTGTTGATGCTGCAAATGATGACTTTTTCAGTGAAATGTCAAGATTGTGCGGTTGTATTGAAATCGAGGGTACACGAATCACATCAGCATATCAGGATTTAGTAGGAATCCTGTTGGCAAACGGTTATACAGTAGAGGTTACACCACTGCATAATAATACAAGATTACAGGTTGTTATCAAAGAAAGTGAGGATGAAGAAAATGAGTAGTGTAAAGAAACACAAACAGAGAAGTCACAGAAGTTACAGAAACAATGTTGCAACCGCTGAACATTTTCAGAACAGACAGGTCCTGAAGGTGTCACAGCAGAATGTGATGAAAGAAAAGGGTAATCTTTTCACGAAGTTAATGGGATTATTTAAGAAAGGGGATAAATAAATGGCAGCACAGATGGTTTTGATTATGGGAGAATCAGGTACAGGAAAAAGTACCAGTATGAGAAATTGCGATCCGGAAACAACAGCGATCGTCAATCCGGTCGGTAAGCCGTTACCGTTCAAGGGTAAATTTACAACTCTGAACGGTGAAACGGAATCACGTAAAATTTGCAAATTTATGAAAGAACAGGCAGCCTCCGGAAAGAAACTCATTGTGGTTGATGATTTCCAATATATCCTTTCCGTTCCGTACATGAATCGTATTAAGGAAAACGGATGGGATAAGTGGAATGACTTTGGTGCAAATTACTTTGAGATTATTGAGGTCTGCAAGAGTCTTCCAGATGATGTGATCGTTGCTTACCTGAGTCATTCCGAAACCCTTGAAAACGGTGTGACCACCATTAAGCTGATTGGAAAATTGCTCCGTGAGAAAATCACGATCGAAGGACTTTTCACAATCGTCCTTAGGACCGGCGTGAACGAAGGAAAGTATTATTTCTACACACAGAATAGTGGAAAAGACACAGTGAAGAGTCCGATCGGGATGTTTCCGGCATACGCCATTGATAATGATTTGAATTATGTAGCCGATAAGATCCGCAATTTCTATGAAATGGGAGACTATAAGACGGATGCCGAAATGGAACAAGCTGATCAGGATGTTGCCTCTGATCTTGAAAAACCGGAAGGAAGAAGCAGACGGACAAGAGGAAAAAAAGCGGATTCAGTTCAGGGAGAAGCATCGGAAGAAAAGACCGGAAGAACACGTAAGAGCAGATCAGAGGTTCAGGCAGAGAATGAACAGAAGATTGAAGAACATGATGCAAAGGTCAGTGAAGCTTTGGATGAGGCTTTTCCTGGACAGGAAGAAGTCCCATTTGATGAAGCTGCAGACGTTGCTGATACAGTACCGCAGCCAGATTTACAGAAACCACCGAGAAGAACACGTAAGGAAAGAAATACTGAAAAAGCGGATTCTGAATCCATCACACTGGACACAGACACGTATTTCTATATTCCT